ATGCAGAGTATCGCAATCTGAAGATGCTTTTGCAGATTTAGCTAGACTCACAGACTCTAGCGTTGCAACTCTTGTAGCGGCGTCTTCAGCCAACTTTGCAAGGGCTTCACAAGACATGTTACCACCAATAGTGGCCAGCTGAATGTAGCCTGCGTACTCATTCAGTTCTGATGCAATCTTATTGAGTTCAGTAATCGTGCTGTCGAAGTACGCCATGTTCATGTGATGTCCACCACTATTCCATCCTGTATTGTTACAACCTGGCCCGTTCCAGTTGTAAACGATCCACTTGCACCTGACCCAACGTGCATACTACCACCTACGTATGCGTCGTCCTCCATCGTAATACAACCGCCGCCAGTGTCAACTACAGCGCTACCCGGCGCTGTGATTGTGATAACACCAGTCGGCGCGAAGTCTATCAGTGTAGTACCGTCGTCGCTGCGTATCTGCAGGCTATTTGTGGAATAGTTCGTCAGGCGGTCCTGCTTGCTCCACATGCCGGGAATAAACCCGCAGTCATGAACGTAGTGTCGACGAACTTCGTTCTGTATTTGACTGCCGGAGACTGCAACTTTGTCGGCCGCGACGTGTGCAGCGGGCGAGTTCGTCTGCCCGTTGGCCCACCAGTTGTCGAAGCAGGTATCGCAGAAAATCAGCAGGCCGTTGTCGCCCTTCTTGAGAGGCAGCGTAATACTAAAGCCGCCACCGCGCGGTACTATGATCGGTACATTTACAATCGGCGGGACGTCCCACCATTGCGCCGGTCCTTGCGGAGGGCGGACTCGCTCCTGAACGGCAATCTGCACTTTGACGGTCTGCGGTGCGGTTGTTGCACCCATGTCCTCGACCAAGAATGCCGGCGTTGCGCACCGGGTGTCTGTCAGGGCCTGCCGAATCATCTGGCGCCACTGCGCCGATGCAGCGGCATTGACCTGCGCCGGTGTAAGACCAAAGGCCGAAACTTGCGTGGTAGACACAGTAGCTCCTTCCTCCTAGGTACTAGTACTGAACCCGCCGCTCAACAGGTCATTTGCGTAGGTCGTACTGTAGCCCGTCACTTCGGTGTACCAGTCATTGCCGCGGCTGTCTCCAACGTGCTTCACCTGCCCTACGAAGAATTTCAGCGGCCCCTTTAGAGGCGTCGTAAAATCGCCGGAAGTTAAGTTCGGCGTAAGGGTCAATTGACTAGGCAGAACATGCACCAGCTGTACGACCTGGATCGGCAATTGCACTTGCAGGCGCGGGTCTAAAAGAACGGTGAAGATAACACCCTGCGGGAACTGGCGCGGCGTACCGATGATGGTTGGTGTTGTATTGGGCGGTATGGTCCAAATAGTATCAGGTGGTTGTGAAGGACAGAATATGTAGTCGGCGGGCGGGACTTTGCCGTTCGAGATTTCCGTCATGTAGGCTTTCTGCCCATCACGGAAAGTCGTCAGAAAGTGCGTGTCTGCAATCTGCGACAGAGATTTACCCATCTTGCCGAAGACCGTATTACCGCGCGGATATTTCGTCTCCTGCAATAAAGTGGCAGCATATTGGCTGAGTGTATTGACATTGCCGCCCGCTTGCATTGGCGGGAGATTGATCGCCGATGCGGCCTTGGATAGTAGGTCAGCTTGGCTAGAGTAAAACCCCATGGAAAATGCAAGCATTTTATTCATGACCTGCGGATTGGCTGCACAATGCAGTACAATTACCTGGTCTACTATGTTCTCCTGAGTATAGGCAACCTGGAACACCGGGCCGTCCCAGATAATGGCCGACTGCGTAGGTCCGGTCTGGAACCCGGCGCTTAGTATGACACGACGCGCGGTATAGATTGCGTTTTGAATTGCCGTGTCATTGAGATTGAAAATTGTAATATCGGCGTACCACCACGGGTCCGGAATCGTAGACTGCACGACTTCAAACGTAAACTGCAAGGCCTCGGGCTCCCAGGACGTTTTTGCTATGTCGATGTATTTCAGCTGCCCAGGATTTTGCGGATCGACATATCCGACCGTTAGGGTGTACGCCTGCCCAAAAAAGGGGATTTGAGAACGCGGAGCTGAAGTCATGATACGCCCTAGTTACTGCATGGCAGAAACACAGGCCACACACCAGTTTCTTTTTCTATTGCACGTCGAGCGTCAATCTCAGCTTTAGTACAGAATGGACCTACACCTTCAGGTGGGTACGCGGCCCCGAAAAATTCATCATAAGCAGTTTGTAAGTGGGCGCAGCTTTGCTGGACTGGAAGTGCCTTACCGCTCAGGCACCGTATGCTCAACTTGTACGCTTTACGAACTCTTCGAAGGCCCACCCCAAGTGTAAGCAGTACGCCCGTAAACAAAAATACGAATTTCCAGAACATCTTCTTCATCTAAGTTCTCCTTGTAAATTAAGATGCCGTATCGCTCCAAAGAAGACTGAAACTCGCTAGATCATTCGGGCCTGGGTAGTCGTCCGTGCTGTTGCCCGTGTTCAGAAGGTAAGCGCTACCGATTGCGAGGTATCCGTACTGTGCCAGCATGTTCGATGCTGGATAGTCGCCCGTGACGAGCGGCACGCTGCCTAAGAGAACATTGCCCTGTGCGTCCGACACTTGCACCGTCCACCAGCCAGCCATCGCCGAATAACTGAGCAGCAGGTTCAACGTCAGTGGCTGGCCGTCCACGGTCAACTGTACCGTAAAAGCCTGATTGGGGGCCTGCGTGAGCGGAACAATCTGGTTGGCCATGCTAATTCACGCCCGTCGCCAAGCTATTCGTCTGAACCGGATTTGACGCGTAGCCGCCAGCACCGGGAACATTCGTGGCAACGACTGAGTTTGGATATTGCGGAACGAATTGTATGTCCGGTGCTGGAGTGGCGGGTGAGATGGGCCCGCCATTCGGGCCGGTTAAGTAACCGGGAACCCCATTCTCCACGCACGGCATGGTGCCATTGCCCAGATCGGGCGGCAGGGGCGGCGGATTCGGCTGATTTCCACCCGGCCCAAAAGCCTGCACGCCGTACTGGGTCTGCGTGGGCGCGGGCACGTCCTGCGGATTGACGGTGCCAAGATCGTTGGACTGCGTGTCGTTTGGTCGCGCACTGTCCTCTGTATCCTGCGCATCGGCTATGAATATCTGGCTGAACTCGACGCGGAACCGCGCGCCGCCGATAGTTACAGCGTCTTCTTTCGGGGCTATGCTGGTGATCAGCATGTTGGTATAGGTGCGCAGCCGGGTTGTAACGGTCAGCGGCACACGTATTGCCTGCAATGCCAACATTTGCTGGTATGCCGACACGCTCTTCGATGGGTTCCCAGACCAGGGTTGAATATAAAAAGGAGGGCCAGAGAGAGTTTGATTGGCCACGACATCCGACATCAGCACATTCAGTACGAGTGTGGCAGGCTCCAGGTACGCATGGCTGGAAATGGAGACTGAAGTCTGCACCGGGTGCATCGTCTTTACTAAAGTTTGTGAATGCTCCGCCGCAATAACGGCGTCGAAAACGTACGATGTAGCCTGCCGTATCGTAGTCCGTATGGTGGCGGTTTCTACACCGGAAGCCTGGGCCGCGCCTTGGATCTCTTCGCCCGTGATATTCGACACGTTAGACCTAGGTACTGTTACCAACACCAGAGGCGGATGAGACCATTGCGGAGGCCGCCAGGCAGAAGGCGGCGCGACGGTTACGGAACTGCCCATCTTTTGGCCTCCTTCCTAGTAGTCATAGGCGTAATCCTGCTGCTGCGCCAGGTTGCGCTGGACGGCTTTACCTTGCAGGTCCTGTATACGACGCTGAACTACCCCAGCAACTTCGTCGTTTGAAGGATGCGGCTTAGTAATGTTGATGACGATGTTACCCACCGTAACACTGCCGGTCTGCCCCGCACGACTTAGAACACTGGAAATATAATTCTGCGTTTCAGAGGGCAATGTAGCTTTACCTGCAAGAAATCTGTCCATGCGCTCTGGGCCTGCGTTATATGCGCCCACGGCTTCTGGTACATTTCCACCGTATTTTCTCAGTAGTTGGTTAATGTAGGCTGTTCCACCTGCAACATTTTGTGCAGGATCATTCGGGTCCACGCCCAGACTAGCTGCCGTATCAGGCATAAGCTGCATCAAACCAATTGCGCCCTTAGAGCTGATTGCAGCCTGGCCCTGCGCGCCACTCTCAGACCGCGTTATAGCCGCAATCAATTCTGGCGTAGCAGTACTCATCGATGTCGCCGCAGATGAAGTGCCAGTGCCAAATACTTTATCTGCCAACATGGACAGAAGGTAGCTACCGCCCATCGCAGCGCCGACGCTGAGCAGGCCCATTCCAATGGCGCCCCAGGGGCCTGCAACGGAGCCTTCAGCAGCGCCTTCGCCAGCGGCAGCTGCGACTCCACTAACCGTCATTCCTGCACCAGCTGCGACGCTCTCCCAACCACTCGCTGCCACAGTCT